GTTGGAGTACTTTGCTTTAGCCTGTGCGACAATCATCGCCCACATTTTTGGGTTGGCTGGTTTACTCGCCATACTATCTCCTCTCTATAACCTAATAGCCCCCACACTAATGTGGGGGCGACTAGATGTCTGTCTTAACTTAGTCGTTTACGACTGTTGCAGATTGACGCTGTGTGCGTCCACCTGAACGAGCAACGGTCTCAATTGTCTGAGCAGCGTAGTCGTTGTTAGTTCCGTGTGCGAACTCTCCGAGGAATGTTGGTGCTTCTACCCAAGCAGCAGAACCAACGTGTGCACGCTCTGAAAGAGTTTCAGCAGCAGGCTTCTCGAATACATTTGCGTTACGGTTTGGGCGTCCTGCAGCAGGAACGTATCCTTGCATGATGCCCTTCTGGAATTCGGTAGGCACATCGGTGTCTGTTGCGATTCCTTCTTCAACGCTAAGTGGTCCACGACGTGTTACGGTGTCAGCACCCTTACGCTCGTAGTTTTGGGGTGCACGCTCTGGAAATTGAGGTGCTGGTGAAATAGACATAGGAGTCTCCTTATTTCTTAGGGAAGGCCATTCCAGGTAATAGTTTCCTACCTTTTGTCCTGTCTGTGTTGTTCAACTAGAAAAAAGGATTAGAAGATGCCAAAACTTCAGGCATTACCAAAGACTCCGTTAATGAGCAGGCAATGGATAAAGAGTCCACAAAGTCATCGTGGGCATAGGCTTCATCTGGGGCTGCTACAAGAAAGTTCGGTCCTTTAAACTGTACTTCAGCATCTGTCATTTGTTGGTAAAAGCGCTTCCAAGTACGAAGTCTACGAGTCTTTGCATGGGCGGGCCAAGAAATCATTTCTCGCTGAATTAGGGCTTGCAAGTGTTTCCAACGCTTGGACTGTTCTGACGGCGACGAAGTTAATGGTGAAACTTCTGCTCTAGGAATCAACAACTTCAATCGTTGAGCAACTGCGTCACCAACACCGTTGGCATCTACGCCGATTGCAAGAACATCGTAGTTCTCTAAGAAGTTAACAATTTGGAAGTACTGCTCTTCCCAATCATCTCCCTGAAGTTCTAACCAATTAAGAATGCGATGTTCAAAGTAACCAAACTCATCCGGTCTATCCCAGTCAACCCACACCACAGTCACTACGGTGGAGTCAGTCTTACGTGCAGGGTCAATTCCCACAACAACTGGAGTCTTATGCCAAGACTTTACTAACTCTGAAGATGTGTCTCCTAAACGGTCCATAACGCTAGAGGTAACAAACATACCTCGCTCAAGAAGCCACTTACAGCAATATGACATTTGGAACTCGTCTGAGTCCTCACCAATGCGAAGCATTTCTTTTCTAATAAACTTTTCATAGTTATCGTTGTACTTAGAAACTTCTTTCCAATCCCATTGGAAATGGTTTTGACGTGAGCCTTTACCAGTTTGTCTACGCTTGTTTAACTGGATAGCACGATAGAAGTTGTTTTTACTGGTTGTAGGAGTTCCTGTCTTAACCATAGTTCCTGCGTAGTAAGCAAGCATTGGAGAGATTGACTTAGATACAACAAAGTCATCTGCTTCTTGACACTCATCAATAACAATCAAATGGAATGACTTAGATTCAATTTTTGCACGAGGGTTAGCAGTCATCATCGTGATTGTTGAGCCGGACTTCTTTAACTTAATCTGGCGTGTTACACCGCCTACACGAGCAGCAGCATCGTCAATTTCTGGGTCTCCCATAATCTCAACGGCACGCTCAGAGGTAAGGCGTGTTACAGCACGACCAAAGAGTGTTTCAACCTGAGATTCTGTAGGAGCAAACAAACCTACCCATAGACCATCTTTAAACTTTCCAAGAAGGTCTGGGTATAACTTTGCAAGACGAGGAAGTAGAACCATCAATGTTGCTACTGTGTCTGCAACAGTCTCTGACTTACCTGACTGACGTGAAGCAAGTGCTGTGATTTCTTCACCATCGTTAATAATTACTGATTCAATAATGCGGCGTGCTAAAGGCTTTTGGTATGGGTGAAGGTCGTGACCAACAAGTACCTTCAAGAAATCAAGGATTTTATCAATCAGTTTTTCAACAAACTGTTGCGACAGTTCATCTAGTTCTTCTACTTTTTCTTCTTGAATAGGCTCTTCATCCTGAAGGTAAAACTCAGGATTAATTTCCTCAAACTTGTCGTCATCATAAGTATTCATTTGACTCCATAAATAGCGAGACCCACTTGCGTGGGCCATCGCCTGACCAAGAGAGAGGTAAAGCAAGTAAATGGTAACACATTAGTTGCGTCGTCTCAACTCTTTAGCAATTGCATGGAACGCTTCTGCGCCCATAACTACTTCATCTAGAAGTTCGTCACTCGGACTCTTTTGCCAAGCGGTAATACACTTGCCAATCGTGTACATCGAGTGCTCCATCCACTGAATCAAGTCGGGAGTAGAAATCTTCGCTACTCTCTTCTCTATCCGAGTCTGGGGCTGGTGTCCATCCTGCTTCTTCCGTAAAATCGTCATAAGTAACTTCCCGTGTTTCTAATGCGCCTGATAGTGCTTCTTCTTCAGTTTTGCTGCCAGTCCAACGTCCACACACTAGTGCTTTGTAGTTAGGCAGTCTAAGTATAAATGGTTTAGATGTTCTGAAAGGTTCTTCAATTTCTTGCGTCCATCCACGGACAGCAACCTTGTTGCCCCAATCATAGGGGAATTTAGTGACTTGAACGAATACTGGACCGATGTTGTGTACCTTTGGCATTTACTTCCTTTTTTTAGCCGCCTGTGATGCAGTTTTGTACGTTGATTTTGTTTGTCCTGTTGCTTTGCCTTTTTTACCAATTTGAACGCCACGGCTAAAGCGATAGAACGCTTCACGTGCACCTTTAGAGAGTGTAGTGTCATCAGCATAACCACGTGGCTTGAAATCTAGCATACGGTAGATGACTGCACCTTTAGAACGGTTTGATTTAAATGCGGCCCACTCACTAGCGTCTACTTCGTAATAGTTGTATAGAGTTCCATCACGGAACATAACAGTTATTTTTTCTTCATCCTCATCGAAACCAGCAGAAACTGTACGTGGTCGTTGTGGGTTAGTAGTAGAGGTTGGTACCAAAGTTAAAGGTGCTGGAGAAGTATCTTCTTCGTTTTGAGGGCCAGCATAGCCAGGGACTCTTAGGTCACCTGTAAGTTCGACAACCTCATAAAACTGGCGACTAAGTTGAGTGTCCATAGAGTATGGGTCACCAGCAAGATTGTTGTATTTAGTTGGGTCATAAAAATCCATAGATTGGTCATTATCTAACCAAGCATCTGAAATAGTTTTAAATTCTGCTTTAGTTGCGGTTACTGGAACTCCGCTAAATTCATCTCCAAAAACACTGGAGCCAATGCTATTAAGCAACTCTTGAGCAGACGGAAGGGAGCGCCGTGTACCACGTGCTCCGCTACCGCCTGCTGTTCGAGCCATTATCCTAGACTTATGCCCAAGGAGTAATTGTAATTGCTGCTCCTGCTGAAATGTTTCCTGCATTTGCTGCAATTGACTGTGTCTTAATTGTTCCTGTTGTACCAGTAAGAACTGTTCCAGGTGTAATGGCGCCTGTGTTGGCAACTGTCCATCCTGAACCAGTAATAATGATTGTGGTTCCGTTACCGCCAGTTACAGTCCAAGTACCGACAAGTGCTGCTGGGATACCTGTTCCTGCAGCAATAGTGACCTTAGTACCTGCAGGGTGTGTGGTTACGCCACCAGTAACTGTTACAGTTGCTGTAGTAGTTGCAGTAACGTTAATCTGAGTTGGCTGTACAGCAGTGTTAGTTGCACCTGCTGCAGTTGTAATCGTGAATTCTGAGTCAGTAAGTGTATCTACAGCGTCTGCTGTAAGTTGACCTAGAACGTTTGGAACTACAACGTATGCAACTCCACCTGTAAACGCACCATCATCATTTGGTGTGTATTGTGGGTAGCCGTTATATGCAGATTCTGCAATGTTGTGAGAGTCAAGTGTGTAATCAAGATTAGTTCCACCGTTGTCACGGCGAACGTCGTTTGGTTGTAGTGGGAAGTTACCCCATACAAAATCTACTGCCACATTTCCTGCTGAATCTAGGATGTGACCATTTTGGTTTGTAGCCATTTTTCTACTTTCTCTAGAGAGGTGTTTATTTCCCCATGCGCTTAGGGGAACCTTGGTATGTAGTATCCAAGACTTCTGACCGAATGTCAGGGTTTATTCGTCACACTCATGCTCATCAAGTTCGTATTCTAGAAGTACTTCTTCGCAGTCTTTGCACTTAAAGAAGCGAACATCATCTAAACCAACGTGCAAAGAATCTGCGTGATACTCATCCACAGCCATTTCTGGTTGCGCTAAAACTTCAGGGGGAAAGGGACCTCTTGGAGTATGAGCGGTTGTAGGT